TCTTCTACATCAAACAAAACTTTAGTCCAAGTTGTAGATGAGAAATTTGTGTTTGAAACTGAATTATAAACACTAAACGCTGGTCCATTGCCCATTGATGCTAAACTTACGGCTTGGGTCATGATAATTGCTCCTCAGTTGGTTTAGCCAGTGTGGGGTGGTTCCAGACTGCGATGTAGTCGCCCTTGCCGTCAGAGTCGTTTTGAAGAATTATTCCATGATTTATCCAAGGCTCGTTAGGCAATGTAGGATATATTTGTTTAATTTTTTCTGATAATGTCATTATGCTGCCCTTGCTAAAAAGCCTTGTAACCTTACCTGTGAGGCAACTGTTGGATAGTTTGCTCCAGCGGAATAGTCATAAAAGTACAAGTAAAGTTCAATTGTGTCAGTAGAACCGTTCATTGAAATTGTTGTATTTATATTCGCAGTAAAAGAAGTTCCTGTACCAGCAACAAAAGAATTTTCTGCGCCTAAATATAAACTGCCATTTTTATAAATTTGTATGCTGGCACTAATTTGCCTTGTTGCAGTGTAATCAAGTCTTGCTTGCCCTGTTACATTGTAATAACCTGCAACTGTAGGGGTAAATGTAGATGATGCAAAATTATTATTTGTGTCATACTGCTCTGTTTGCAACAATATTTTTGTTAGCGTATTGTTACTTATAGTTTGACTTGATGATGGGCTTGCACTAAACGCTGGACCAGTGCCGGCTACACCAGTAGCCAACTTAGCTTGAGTTACCGCAGCATCTAAGATGTATGGTGTTGTTACTGCGCCGTTGGTTGCTGGGATGGCGTTTAGTACTGAAGATACATAGAAGCTCTCTGTAGTAACCAAGTCGCCAGAGGTAGCGCCAGTAGCCAAGACCACGGTTGTGCCGTTAGTAGCAGTGTAGTCAGCAGCACCAAGGCGAGCTCCGTTACGGTAGACATTGATGAACCCCGCTGTGTATGATGGTGGTGTGAATGTAGTCTGGCCAGCGGTGGCTGTGAAGTCGGTTACTGTACGATAAGCAGTCGTAGCGATGTTGCTTGCCGGTATGCCAAGGTAGCGCACTGAGATGTTTGCTGTGCCGCTTGGTGGGGCGGAGCTAAATGTGAGCGTGAGGCCGCTGGTCGAGTAGGTCGTTGGGTCTTGTAAGACACCAGAGACGGCGACAAGGATCGAGGCAGTGTTGGCTGGGGCGGCAGAGAGCGTGAACGCTGTCTGCGAGCCGGTGCCACTGAACTGGTCGGTAAGGAATGCTACCGATGTGGGTTGATTACCAATATAGCTCATTGTGTTTCCTTTGCGGCTTCAGCTTCTGCTGCGACTCTGTCGTATTCAACAATATTTCCGTCTTTATCATAAGCAATATAGTCATTAATAGTTACTATAAGCGGATTTAATAAGCGAATTGCTCTGTGTAATTGACTCATAGTAATCATGCCGCAATCTCCATAGCTGTGATGTTACTCATTGTTCCAGAGTTAGTAACATAATTATTCATTTGTATTGAAGCGCTTGTTGGCGAATACCAACGAATTTTGTAAGTTAATGCAGAAGTTGTAGCTGGTGATACTTGGAATGTACCTGAATAATAAGCCATAGGATTTGAAGAAGCACCGCCAGGAACTGAAGCATCACTTATTCTGCAAACCACATTATTACTTGCATCAGCAACAAATATAATTGTTTGATATGTTGTACTGTTGTTATTTCCTGTGCATACACCAGCTACAGTCCAAGTAAGTTGAATTTTGCTTGTTGCAGATTTAGGAGTAATTGATAAAGTTAATGAACCTAAATCAACAGGAGTTGTTGAAGTTGTGCTTGCATTACCACTATAGTTTGTTGAAACAACTTGCAACACACTACCTGCTGGCATATTGGAACTTGCTGGTACGCCACTAGCCAAGCTGTTTGAGTTGATTTGACTAATAGCCATTATGCGTTCTCCGCTGGTAGGGGGGTGTTGCCTTCAGCTACCCATTTTAGGTAGGCTTGGTAGTCGGTGTTGTCTTCTGACATTGGAATAAATGCGTTATCCGCAATACGCAATACTGTATTTGCATCAATTAAACCGCTTGGTGTTTGTCGTTGTGGTAGTAATTTATACATTTTATAACTCCGCACTTACTTGAATTGTGTTATTGCCTGTTGGGTATAACCAAGAAGCATTACCAGTGGTAAAAGATGCTGAATATCCGCTACCTTGAATTGAACACATATTTTTAGTTGCATAAGGAACGGTATTGGTTCCTGTTGATGATGGATAATTGCCCGAACTTGTTATAAAAGTTATTGTTCCTGATGTTTGTCCAGCCGCAGGTAAAGTAACAGTTGCATTGGCACGCATTGTTTGTGCAAAATTAAGAACTATTTGACCTGATGTAGACGAATACATCAACCCAAAACCAATAGAACTACTATCTATGAAAGACAAAGCCTGATAATAGCGTTGGCACAAACTTAATTCGGTACCATAGGAGCGGTAATCGAAAGTTGTTGCCTGTGTGCCTACCTCGAGCATTACGCCTGTGATGTAGAAGGTGGCTCCGTTTGTGGATACTACTGCGGTAGAGCCAGTGCCTTGATAATAATCACCTGCTATCCAAGCATTAGGTGTTGCGGTATATGTAGAGCCACACCCAAGAGAAAATCTAAATTGAAGACCTTTATCATTTGTACTACCAAAAGTTCCACTTGTTGGACCAACAATGGTTATTGATTTTTGTTCCCAAGTGTTTGCAGTAGAAATGGTATATGTGTACGGATAAGAATAACTTCCACCTTGGTCATTTATTGACCCTCCAAAAGTTCCAGTTAAAGAACTTCTAACCCAAAAAGATACTGTAATTGTTTTAGCGTTTGCAGTTCCCCAGTTTAAATCTGCAATATTATAACCTTCAATAGCTTGCGTAATAAGATTATAACTTCCAGCGGATACTGTAGTTGCTGCTAGAGAAGTAATGCCTAAATATTTAGAAAACCCCACTGGCGGTGTTACAGAACCAGCGTTTTGTTGTACGCTATAAGAGGATGAGGTACTTTGAAAAGTATTCCACCTGTCTAATGTATAAGTATTGTTTGCTGGAGTAACAGAAGCACCAGCATTGCGTTGATCAATAACCATCGCCCCATTTATAATTCGATTCTTAAAGCTAATACCTAAGTCTTGCTGGGTGTCAGCGTTTAAAGTACTCCAGCTAACTGTGCCTTGGCTCGGTGTGATTGACTGAGTAGTTGTGGACAAGTAGCGAACATAGATGTTGTTAGTGCCAGCTGATGGGGCAGAGGTGAACGTGATAGTCGTGCCAGATACGGTGTACGCATCGTTAGGTACTTGGACGACGTTGTTGACTGTAGCTTGAATGTCGTTAACGGAAACAACGCTGCGTGATAAGGTGAACGCAGTGGCGCTTCCGGTGCCATTAAAGTAGTCAGTCCCGGCTATGAAGCTCTGGGTTGTTGGGGTATTTCCGAGATATGTCACGGTATACTTCCTATTAAGTTATGTTCAACACGCTGGCCACAACGTCAATTGACGATGCTGCGGAGCTAACAACTTTAAGTGCGTCGCCTGTAATTAACACAGTTTTCATGTCACCACCAACAACTACCAATGTACCACCAACAGGAACTGTAGCGCCTTTGATGAGGTAGTAGTCAACCGCAGAACGTGTAAAGTACACATCTGCTGTAACTGGTGATGTTGTTGTGTTAGCACAAGACAAACCAATTAAGGTTGTCTGTGTGGACGCGCCTACTGTAACCAAAGTCGCAGCGGAAGTTCCGACGCTCTTTGATACATATGAGGTAAATACGTTAGCCATTTGTTAATTCCTTTTTAATTGAAATACCTTTGTTCCAAGGTGTTCTGCCCTTCATTGCTGCCGATTGTTTGGCTTTCTCTTCAGCAGTTTTTGGTTTACCTTTTTGCGGTGATGGTTTTCCCATCATTGCTAAAGACTGTTTTCTTTTTGCTTCTTCACTTTGTGGTATTCCTTTATTCCAAGGTGTTCTACCACGTAATTTTTGCCTAGTTGAATCTGATATTGTTTTATTAACATTGCCACCAGTGTCTAAATTATACCCATTTGGCGCCAATGTATTAAAAACCGCAATACATTTTTGTTCCATCATATTTACATAATCAGCATCGTTTGCACAAATTAATATTTCAAATTTAAAATTTTCTTCTCCGTGCTTTGCAATTGCATTGTGTAAATAAAATGCTTCTCTTATGTCTTTAGTTCGTGCTGCTCTTTTATGCCTATTAAATCTCTTTTTGATACCGTTGCTTTGGCCAACATATTGTTTGCCATTTACAGTATTTGTTATAAGATAAATACCACTATTCATACTCAGCCTAATGCAATTGCCATACTAACGGCAGTACCGACTTGATCGGCGCCTACTGTGCTATAGTCGATAGTGACAGCTGCGCTGCCGTTAAATGATGCCGGTGCTGCTGCACCACCTGTTAATGCGATTGTTAATGAGTTTCCGAGTACTGGTGTCTTACTTGCTAACAATGTAACAACACCAAGGTTGTCCTCGTAGTACAGCTTGCCGTCGGTGATGTTGATTGCCAACTCGCCCGGGACTAAGTTACCCGCAGTTGGTGCCGCAGCAGCTGTTGTGCTGTAGTACAGCGAGATTGGTGTGTAGCCTGCTTGTGCCATTTAGAATGTACCTCCGGATATACCGACGTATGTTGTTGCTGTTATAGTTGTGCCGGTGATAGCCGCTGCTGAACTTGCACCGATTGTTGTTCCATTAATTGTGCCACCAGTAATAGTTACCGAGTTGGCGTTTTGTGTTGCCATTGTACCAAGGCCACTAATGTCTGAACTTGGTATTGTAGCACTTGCTGTAAAGGCAGATGTTCCGTTGCCTTTTACATAGCCAGTTAGTGTAGTTGCACCAGTACCGCCATTACC